ATATACATATAAAATATTTCGAAATACCTCTTTTGACTTAATGTTTAGTAGTATAATAATGTTATAAATATTTCGAAAAAATAATATATATAACTTATAACTTGGTGTATAATATATATAAAGAATAAAATAGAACATTTGTTCTATGAAAAACGAGTTAAGGGGGAATCTATTTGGAAGAAAAGAGTGTATTATTAGAAAGAAAAGAAGAAATATTATTAGTAGACGATGAAATATTAGAAGATATAATAAAAAAAATGCAAAAACAAGTAGAAAAAAATAAATCTGTGTAAAAAAGAGGGACTTAGAATTAAGTCCCTCTTTTCATGCTTATTACAAGCCTTATTATATTGTTAAATTCTTCATCAGATAATTGGTCTGCTAGCTGAAGCGCTTGCTTTTGTTTTTCTGTTAGATCTTCGATAGGTTTTTTATTTTCATTAATACCTAGCAAATAATCAACTGTAACACCGAAAAATTTTGCTAACTTAAACAGAGTATCTGAATCACATTTTCTTCTATTATTCTCCCAGTTGTTTACAGTTTGTTTACTTACGTTCAAAACTTTCCCCAAATCTTCTTGCGTAATATCTTTTTCCAGTCGCAATTCTCTTAGTATATCTCCTTGTGTTTTCATCATGTTTTTCCTTCTTTCTCGCTCATTTCCCTCTATATATAATATTCTACTTTCTGAATACTATTCCCTCTAAATTATAAAGTAATTATAACATATTTAATCGAACGAATAATTGTTATTTCAAGAAAATATAACAGCATGAAAACTTTTTTAGAAAAACTATTGACAAGTACACGTAACGTATATATAATAAAAGTATAAATTAAATCAAGGAGGTGCAAAAATGAACTTGACGAATTTAAAAATATACAGAAATGTATATGGTTACACTCAAGAAGATTTAGCAAAAGTATTAGGAGTAACTAAAACAAGTTACGCAAATAAAGAAACAGGAAGAAGAAAAATAACATTAACCGAAGCTAAGACGATGGCTGATTTATTTGACATTAGTATAGAAGAACTTTTTTTTAGTCACGAAGTCCACATAAAGGATACTCAAGCAAGAAAAGTATGCAGTAATTTATAATCAAAGGAGATGAAATGTATGGAATACACAAAAGAAATAAACAAAATAGTGGAAGGAATAAATTTTACAAATAAAACAGTAAAACCAACAAAGAAATACAAAAAAGTATGTGAATACTGTGGAAAAGAATTTGAAACAAACAGAGAAAATAAAAAATATTGTAGTGCAGCTTGTAGAAATAGCTACCACGTTGAAAAATACCAACAAAAGGCAAAAGTAAAAGTAGAACAAGAAAAAGGAAAACAAACAGTAAATAACAACTTAAAAGTTTTAGAAAGTGAGTTAGGATTTATACCAGTATATCAAACTGAAAAAGGAGCAAAAGTTGTATATGGTAGAGATTTACATGAAGGATTAGGCATAGAAACTAGATATGATACTTGGTTTAATCGTATGTGTGAATATGGTTTTGAAAAAAAGATAGATTACTTTGAAATTGTAGAAAAAGTAAGTGCTCAAAAAAGAGCACGTACTTATGAACAAGTAAACCACATACTTAAATTAGATATGGCTAAAGAGATAGCAATGATACAAAGAAATGAAAAGGGCAAACAATACAGACAATATTTCATAAGAGTAGAAGAAAAATATAAACTAATACAACAAATATCACAAGAAGATAAAGCATGGCTAGAATTAAAACACTCACAACAAGATGAAAATGCACAATATTTGATAAATGTTACAACTCAAAAATTAGCAATAGAATTTAACAAAACATTAGCGAAAGAAATAGACGGAGAAGGCAAAAGGATAACCCTAACAGAGTTGGCAGATAAACTTAGTCAAATGGCAGGATTCAAAATAGAAAGTATAAATATAACTAACTTCTTAGTTTACAAAGGATATTTCACAAAAAGACAATTTCCAAGACGTGGCTCATTTATCGTAAACGGAGTTGTTATAGGAAGATTAGAAAGAAATTACCACAGACAACCAACAGAAAAATTTTTAACAGAATTTGCGAATAAAGGGCTAGCACTTACAAAGCCTGCTGACGAAAGAGAGAAAATTGTTTGGGAGTTTACAAAAAAATTTGAAAAATATTTTGAACAAACTTTTTTAGAAGAATTTATATACTATGTACAAAATACAGAAAAAGGTTGGGAGTAGGAGGTAATTAGCATGGCAACTTACATAAAAACAGAACATTTCTTCAAAAGAGAAGTAGAAACAGTAAGTGACATATTAAGAGCTAGAGGATTTAGAGAAGAATGGAGCATCATAACTCCATACCAAGCAGAAATAAAGATGTTCCACGTGTTACAAAACAAGTTTGCACTACTTAGAAAACAAGGCAATAACACAGTAGTTGATTATAGCAGATAGGAGGCATCATGTTAGCAAAATACATAGCAGCAGTAATCATATTTAACATAGGCTTCTTTTTAGGGGCTTGGTGGCACAGCATACATAATTAGGGGGTGAAAGTATGGCAAGTGAATTTGAAAAGATGTTAGTAAGAAATATGGACCAAAGCGAACTACTTCAAACAATATCAGAAAGAATTGACTTAGTTGATATCGTTGAAAAATTTCGTTATAGCGAAGACTATGCACCATGTGAATATCTAACAATAGAACAATTGCAGGAGTATCTACATTGTGGCCGTAACTATGCTTTACAGGTAGCAAGATATGGACTTAGCACAGGAGAATACACAGTAAATCATATGGGGAGAAAGTATCTAGTAGACAGAATAAGTTACGACAAATATGTCAAAAGAAAACTAGGGAAGTCTTTAAAGGAGGTACTATAAATGACAAATCAAGAGTTCAGAAAAGAAGCGGCTAAGCTATTTGACAAAGTTGAATACATCAACGAAAACAGTGGCTTTATAAGTGCTTTTCTAGGATTACATCACCTAAAAGGAATAGACAAACCATTTTACAGTCTAACTCTTAGAATAGAGCAATACAAAACAAAAGACACATTTCTATACACATCAACAGGAAGTAGAGACACAGAATACACAATTTCAAAGATGCATCAAGTATTAGATGCAGTTATCGAAGGTATAAAGGAGGTGGTTAGATGAAATGTACACCAGAGGTCCTAAACTACTTAGCAAATAAATATCCAAACATGACTGTAAAGCAACTTATAGAGTTAATGAACTCAAAATGTAACTGGAGATAAGGGGGTAACAAATGAAGAGTAAAAAACAAATCTATGAAGATGTAAAAGAGCTTGTTGAAGCTCAAGACAAGAAAAACTACTTAGCATACTACAAAATATTCTTAGACAACTCAGGAAGAACTGACATATCGACAGAAGAAAAAGAAGCTATTATCAATCAAGCATACAAAACTTATAAACGACAATCAGAAAAATTATACGACATCTTAGATCATGCATACCTAGATTTTATCGCATAACAAAATAAGCTATCTAGATTTGGTACCTCTAGATAGCTATAAATCAAACACTATATGTAATATAAGATACTTAAATTATACCATAAGAGGGGGATAATATGAAGTTAAAATTACAATCTGAGGGAGTAAAAAACTCAGATATAAAGACACTGGAACAAAGATTATTCCTAGTTAGACTATATAGAAACACTAATGACCCAGAAGGTAGATTAGGATTTATAGAAGGGGCTGAATTTGCTCTAAGAAATAGAAAATTTATGACATTAGATATATTTAAAGAACACTATAAAGACACATTAAAACAAATAGGAAATAGAAAACATGATAGTTACGAAAGCAGTTTATTATATGCTTTACGACTTAATATAGAAGAATTAGAGATAAATAAGGAGGTTGAGTTTTAGTATTATGCAAGAACAATGGAAACCAATTAAGGACTTTGAAAACTATGAAGTAAGCAACATGGGACAAGTTAGAAGCTTGAATTATAGACGCACTGGAGCAGCTAAAAAACTTAGACTAAGAAAACAGAGAGATGGATATTTATATGTTAAATTATATAAAAATGGTAAGCAATACAATAAAAATGTACATAGATTAGTAACAACTACATTTATACCAAATCCACAAGGGAAAAAGGAAGTTAATCACATCGACGGAGATAAGACTAATAACAGAGTATCAAATTTAGAATGGGTAACGGCAAAAGAGAATCAACAGCACGCTTGGGAAACTGGATTACATGTAATAACAGAAGAAACTAAAAAGAAAATGAGTGAAGCACATAAAAAACAAGTAATTTGTGTCACTACTGGAGAAACTTTCAATTATATAATAGAAGCTGAAAAAAAATATAATATTAACAGGTCAAACATATCAGCATGTTGCAAAGGGAAATTAAAATCGGCTGGGAAATTACCAACAGGCGAAAGATTAATATGGAAATATGTGGAGGAGATATAAAGATGGCTCAAAATATATATCAAAAATTATTAGCTATACAAAATGAGCTTAAAGCTCCAAAATCTCAATTTAATAAATTTGGGGGGTATAGCTATAGAAGCTGTGAGGATATTCTAGAGGCAGTAAAGCCATTACTTGTAAAAAATAATGCAACAATTATTTTACAAGACAAAATAGAACTTATCGGAGATAGATATTACATAAAAGCCACTGCACGATTTATAGATGCAGAGAGTGGCGAAACTATAGAAACAGAAGCACTAGCAAGAGAATCAGAAAACATAAAAGGTATGCAAGCAAGTCAGATTACTGGAGCAACATCAAGTTATGCTAGGAAGTATGTTTTAGGGTCTCTGTTATTGTTAGATGACTGTAAAGATGCCGATGCAATCCATGGCAAAGAAGATAACAACAAATCACAATCACATAGTCAAATAGATACAACAAGCACTAGAAAATTATCGGACAAACAGTTAGCCAGACTTTTCGCATTAGGATATAAAGCAGGATTTAATAATGATAAAGTAAAAGAGCAAATTTTTAAGAAATTTAATGTAGAGCCTAAAAATTTAAATAAACAACAGTACGATACAGTATGTTTAGGATATGAAAAAGCAGCAGAAAAAACAGCATAGAGAAACTAGAGAGATAAGTAACAAAAAAAGAAAGGAGTTTATTCTCCTTTCTCCGAGTTAACTTTAACATAATCTTTTAAAATTTTAATTATTAGATTTGATAAAGTCCTATCTTCTTTAATTGCTATTTGCTCTAGTTTTTCTCTTAAATCATTTGGCATTCTAAATGTAAATTGTTTAGTTGTCATAACACACCACCTTTATTTTTTATTTACATTTTAACATATTTAAGTAAGATAAAGCAATATCATTATATTATTTTGCAAGACAAGTATTTACAATGTAAGACAAAAATAGTATAATATAACTATAAAGATACGAAATTTGACATTTTATAAAAGGGGGGAGCAGATAATGAATGAATTACAAAAATCTTATTATGCGATAATTCCAGCTAATGTAAGATATGATAATGATTTAACTCCTAATGCAAAGCTACTATATGGGGAAATAACTGCTTTATGTAATGAAAAAGGTTATTGCTGGGCTAGTAATAATTACTTTGCAGAGTTATATAAGGTATCTAAGAAATCTATTTCAAAATGGATAAACCAGCTAATACAAAAGGGATATATAAAATCACAAATCATATATAAAGAAGGAAACAAAAGTATAGAAGAAAGAAGGTTGTATATAAGTAAACCTATGGAAGAAAAGTTCCATACCCCTTCACCAAAAGTTCCATACCCTATGGAAGAAAAGTTCCATACCCCTATGGAAGAAAAGGTTAAGGATAATAATACATATATTAATAATACAAATAATAATGCTGTTATTTCTTTAGATGTTATAGATAATATATGGAAATTATATCCTAATAAGAAAGATAAAGCTAAAGCATATAAGTACATCAAAAGAATACTTACAAAAGAAAAGATAAGTGTAGAAGAATTAGAAAGAGCAGTAAAAAGATATGCTAAAGAAAAAGAAAATACAGACAAGCAATATATAAAACATGGAAGCACATTTTTTAATGGAGCTTATATAGATTATTTAGATGAAAACTACCAACCAAGTGAATCAGTTCAACCAACTACAAAAATCGAATCATCATTAGACTTGCTAGACTTGATAAATGGACCTGGGGAATAGGAGGATTTATGAACAATTATTTATACAATTTAGAATATGAAAGAATAGTTCTCGGGATGGTATTGTTAGAACCTAACTTATTTGAAGTAATACAGGATTTATCGGAAGAAACTTTTTATTTCGAATATAACAGAGTTATTTATAAAGCAATGAAGCTACTGGATAAAGAAAAATCACCGATTGATCTAATAAGTTTAGTAAATAAGATAGAACAAATAGATAATACAGTTGAAATGATGTATATAACGAATTTAAACCAATATGCTACAACAGCAAGTAATATAGAGTTTTATATTGGTGAAATAAAAGAAATGAAACAAAAAAGAGACACGATAGAACTTGCTAAAAGCCTTATAGAAGGGATTCAAACAGGGAGAAATATAAATACTTGCATTAACACTTTTGAAACTGGCACAAAGGTAAATAAAGAAGTAGATGAAGATAATGCATTAAGTTCTATAATAGCAAATATGTTTGACAAGTTAGGGGAAAAGATAGAACGTGTATTAACTGGAATAAAAATAGTGGACAAGCTAACAGAAGGTGGCCTAGCTAAAAAAGAATTACTTACTATAGGAGCTAAAAGTGGAGTTGGTAAAAGCGCTATGAGCTTAAGAATGGCTATTAATATGTTAAAACAGGGCAAAAAAGTCCTAATAGTTAGTAGAGAAATGAGCAAGGAGCAAGTAGCAGAGAGAATTTTACTAAGTTACGCGGGAATAACAAGACAAGAATATCGTAGTGGAGAGTTATCCTCAGGCAAAACCAAGAAAATAATAGAGACTATGGAAAGTTTGAATACAGATAAGTTGAGAATAGACGATAGTATAAGCACGATAGCACAAATTAAAAAGGCACTAAGAATGTATAAGCCAGACGTACTGATAGTAGATTATGTACAACTATTAACTCCAACAGATGCAAAAACCTCTAGAGAACGACAGGTAGCGGAATTGTCGAGGGAATTAAAGAATATAACATTAGATTTCAACATGATAGTAATACAACTAACACAGTTAGCGGATAAAGGTACTGGAAATTATAGACCGCATGGAGAAACTTATTGTAGAGAATCAAGGGCAATATACCAAGATAGTAATCAAGTGGTTTACATACATGAAGTTACAGAAGAGAAGGAATTAGAACAAGCATGGAAAAGAACAGGTTTTAATGAAGGTACTAGACTAGAAGAATTTATCGAAAGCATGAGGGATAAAAAAGAAAAAGGCTATACATTAGTTGAAGTCATTCTGGATAAGAATCGAGATGGAGATAAAGGGTCTAGATATTATCTGTTCTGCGGAAAGGAATTAATGTATTATCCTATAGGAAATAAATAGGGGGTGCGGAGATGGAACTGTATAAAAATTACAACGAAAAAACCATAAAACTTATAAAAGAGTTAGGATTTTATGGCAAAACACCAAAGGAAATAGAATTACTAATTGTTTTAGAACTAGAAAAATGCAAGAAAAATAGCACTTATGAGGAAATAAAAACCATTGCAGAAGTTCAAGGACGTTTATTGGGGCATATAAAAACTATGAAGTAACTACAGGGGCTTAAACAAGCCCCCAGAAGGAGGATAATCAAATGGCAACAAGACTATCAGACTTAGAACGAAAAAAGATAAAGAGATTATACAATAAAGGATTAAGCATACTAAACATCTCTTATGAGTTAAATAGAAATAAAAATACTATAAAAAAATATGTAAAAGAAATGGGACTTGTTAGAGAAATTCCAGACCTAACTGAACAAGTATTTGGCAAACTTACAGTAATAGAATTAGATCAAGAATCAAGTGGTAGAAGAAAATGGATATGTAAGTGTAGCTGCGGAAATACAGTATCCGTCAGAGAATACAACTTGAAATCTGGAAACACAAAATCATGTGGATGCACTAGAAAAGAAAAATCATCAGTGAGAAATCTGAATGTAAAGCAAGTTAAAACTAGAGATAATCAAGGTGGAGTTTACTATTTTCAACCAGGAGAGATTATTTTAAAAGGCAATTACGAAAGCGAGAAAAAATGCAGCAAAGTAAAAGAATACAAATTAAGTCCTGAGGAGTTGCAAGTCTATTTGAAATCACTAGAAACAAAAGAAGTAAAGAAAAGGGGTGAATAGTAATGGAAAAAAATATAATCGAAGTGAAAAATATAAAAACTGGAGAAGTATTAGAGTTTACAGGCCAAAATGCAGTAGCGAAGTATCTTACAGGTGTATATGGCAAGAAAATATACGCTGGAGCTGTAGCATCAGCTATAAGACAAAGCGTTCCGTATAAAAAGGAATGGGAAATAAATTTTATTAAAAATGCTAATAAAAAAATATGCGAGTATTGTGGCGAAGAATATACAAGCAATAGAGCAAATCAAAGATTTTGTAGTGATACTTGTAGAGAAGAATATCATGCAGAAGAAAAAAGAGGACCAGCGATAAACAGTGAGGCGAAAATAACAAAAGACAAAGAAATATTAGTACATAAATTATATCTTATGTTAGCGCCATATAGAACAGCAAAATAGGAGGGAATATGGATAGATATCAGCTAAATAAAAATGCAGAAGGGTACACAGATTTAACGGCGCTAGAAGGAATTAAGAGAGCAGATAAAGGCAAAACAAATAAACCTAAGACAACAGAAGCGCAAGAGCAAAAGAGCCTTATAGAGTGGGCGAAATGGCAAGAAGGAAGATATCCAGAGCTAAAAATGCTTATGCATATTCCGAATGAAGGAAAGAGAAGTAAGAGATATGGAGCAGAACTTAAAAGACTAGGATTAAGACCAGGATTTCCTGATTTAGGATTATTTGTTCCGAGAAATAACAAATCAGGATTATTCATCGAAATGAAAGTCGGTAGAAACAAATGTACCGACAATCAAAAGAAATGGATTAAAGCATTAATAGGACAAGGATATGAAGTTAAAGTGTGTTACTCGTGTGAAGAAGCTATACAGATCATTAAGAGATATTTAGGGATATAGGAGGGAGAAATGAATATAAATGAGCTTAAATTAATGCAAAATTATCCATTAGATATAAAAATAGAAAAAACTAAAAGACGAATACAAGAATGGTATGAACATTACAATGGTGAGGTATATGTATCTTTTAGTGGCGGGGCTGACAGTACTGTTTTATTAGATATTGTAAGAAAAATATATCCAGATATACCTGCTGTATTTGTGAATACAGGGCTTGAATATCCAGAAATAGTTAAATTTGTAAAGGAATTTGAAAATGTTCAAATTTTAAGACCTAAAATGAATTTTAAACAAGTAATAAATACATATGGTTATCCAGTGGTGAGTAAATCGGTAGCTAATTGTGTTAGATATGCCAAGAAAAACTTAGAAGAAGGCAAAGACACTTTTAAGCTAAGACAAATGAGAGGCTTAGAAAAAGGGAGCAAATTTAATAAAGGGCAATGGGAATATCTATTATATGCACCGTTTGATATAAGCGAAAAGTGTTGCGATGTATTAAAGAAAGAGCCATTTAAAAGATATGAAAAACAAACTGGTCGTAAAGGTTTTAGCGGAGTTATGGCAGATGAAAAAGGAAATAGACAAGAAGCCTACTTAAAAACAGGATGCAATAATTTTACAAAAGGAATAAGCAAACCTTTAGGATTTTGGACAAAACAAGATGTACTACATTATATTAAACTTTTTAATTTGCCAATTTGCGAAGTGTACGGAAATATAAAAGAGAAAGATCAGATAGAAGGACAGTTAACTATAGACAATTTAAGTTATTCAGATTTAGAGTTTACAGGAGAGCAAAGAACAGGCTGTATGTTTTGTATGTTTGGATGCCATTTAGAGAAATCTCCTAATCGCTTTGAGAGAATGAAAAAAACACATCCAAAGCAATACAACTATTGTATTAATAAGTTAAAGTTAGGCGAGGTATTAGACTATATAGGAGTTAAATATTAGGAGGGAATATGGATAAATTCAATGCAGAGATAAGAAGAAACTTTCGAGGATTGTATAACATCTATATAAACTGGCATGGAGATAAATTAATAATGTCAGAAAAACATAAGATACTAGAGTTTGACAATATCGAGAAAGCAACAGAGTACTTAGAAGATAAGAAAAGAATTATTTTAACAGAGGTGATAGCTTGATATTAGCAAGATACAAAGAATTAGTCGAACTGGCTAAGAAATACATAGAAAAGGGATATAGCACATTGGAAGCGATTAAATTAGCTGAAAAGGAATTGGAGGGAGAATAATGGAAGAAGTAAAGCAAGCATTAGAAGTATTAAAAAAAGAATGTACTAAACAAGATGACTGCGAAGGTTGCTCAATATCTAAGGTATTAGGATATAGTTGCCAAGAGGTAGCTATTCCAGAAGAATGGGAAATAAAAGGGGGAAAATATGAATAGAGCAATAGCAGATGCAATAATCATAATTGTTATTGGAGCATGGATAGTAAGTAAGTTATATATGTAAGATACAAATAATTGACATAAAAAAAGGAATGCTTTCACATTCCGACAAATTCCTTAATAATATTATAACAGGAGTGTGGGAGCATGGCTAGTAAAACAATAGAAAAAGATAAAACATTTTCAGATGCAGAAGGTAAGTTATACAATTATAATTCTATGAAAATAGAGTTAAACAGTCTAAAAATAGATTTAGAATATTTAGAGATAGATTACAAGGGATGCAAAGCTATTAGCTATGCTGACGAAAGAACAGGACAAACAAATAACATAAGCAATACAGTTGAAAATGAAGTACTTGCAAAAGAGAGACAGATAATAGAAATAGAAAATAAGATACATAAAAAAGAGAGACAAATTAGAAAAATAGAAAATGCATTAGAATTATTAAAAGAAGAAGAGAAAAGACTTGTTAGCTTTAGATATTTTTCAAACAGAAAAAAAGCACCAAGCTGGTTAGATGTAGGAGAAGAAATAGGATATAGTGATAAAAAATGTAGAATTATGAGAAATGACATCATAAATAAAATAAAATCACTTATATGATTTCCGTAAAAGTTCCGTAAAGTTACCTCATAATTTCCGTAAAAGTTTCTTTTTTGGACAGAAAACTATAGTATATTTGTATTATAGGAAAATATACTATAGTTGTTTCTTTACGAACTCTTATTGAATGTCAGATAGCCTGGTAACCTATTTGACTAGTATAATTGCTACAGTTTTTTAAAACATTGGTTTTTTCTTGGCACATAGAACATGTGTCCTCCTTAAGTATTAAGAATATATACAACTTAGTTATGACAGGAAATGGCTGGGAGTGAAATCCCAGCAACATGCAAGTAATGGAAATCTCCCCCGATGAGTAGGTTCGAATCCTGCAACTTGCTATAATGCAACTACTATCATGTAGCATAAATTAATCGTAATTTAACTCATACTCAATTTTATTAGTTTTAAGTGTAAAAGAGCCCATGAAGGGCTCTTTTTATTTTGCGAGAAAAGAGTGATCTAATGAGCAGAAAAATATTTCAAAGAAAAGAATATGCTATATAAAGTAAAGCATGGATATATAGTGCATAATACTAAGAAACACTTTGAAGAAGGACATACACATATACATAACTATAACAAAGCTAAAAGTATAATAGATTTAGCTGTAAGAAAGAAGATGCCCAATACACCAAGAAAGTGGGAAATAGAATGTTTACTAAGAATAGTTAAAGATGAAAAATATAAAGAAAAATTAAGAAGCTTATTGTTAGAATTAAAATAAATGTTGCAAAAAATAAGATAAGCAGATACTCTTTAATTAATAACAATTAAAGGAGTGAGTTTATGCAAAATATAAAAAGATTATTAGTAGTATTATTAGTATGTATGATAGCTATTGGATGTGTTGCTTGTGGTGGAACATCATCAGAAGAAAGTAGTAAGGTTAATTTAGAAGATATGACAGTTTCAGAAAAGGCTGATTACTTTATAACAAAAGGAAAAGATAATTATGAATCTGTAAAGAATGATGATGATAAGCTAACTGACTTAGGAGTTCAATATATAAAAGATATTGGCAAATATATAGATAACAAGAGCCAGTTTGATAGTAATGACAACATGGAAGATATAATGATAAAAGGTAGCTTTCTAGAACAGTATGGAAAAGATAAAATGGAAATGTTTAAAATATCAGGACAAGAAGATAGTAACGGATATAAAACAGCTAAAGAAGTTAACTCTTTAGGAATGAATGCAGTGCAAATGGTTAAGTATGTTTATAGAGAAGCTGAGACAAAAGAAGATGACTCTACAAAAGCAAATATAAAACAAGTAAAAGAGAGTCTGGAACAATTACAATAATATATGATAGATAAAGGATCTTATTATAATAAATGAGGTCCTTTATTATTTGAGGTGAAAGGTAATGAATAACTTAGTAACATGGATAAATGAATTGATAGAGGAAGATAAACTTTGGAAGTTTTATAAATCAAAAGAGTTTAGACATCTTAAAGAAGAAGTATTAAGAGAACAGCATTACGAATGCCAAGAATGTAAGAAACTCGGCAAGATAACTAAAGCTAATACAGTTCATCATGTTCAACATGTTAGAAAGTATCCAAGCTTAGCACTATCGAAGTATTATACATATCAAGGTAAACAATATAGAAATTTAATTGCTGTTTGTAAGTCTTGTCACAATAAGCTTCACCCAGAAAAGCATAAACCTAAAAAAGATATATTTATTAACGAAGAACGTTGGTAAATTAAACTACTTAATTATAAACTTTCTTAATTAAAGAGGTGGTTAAAAAATGAATAAACAAGAAAAAGAAAAACTAGACAGAAGTGAATCTAGAAAAAAATATGCAATAAATAAAGACAAACTAGAAAGAAAGTTTATTAATAAATTCAATATGAGATATGGACAGTATTTTGAATATATCGGAGGATATAAACAAGGTAAGATTAAATGCAGATGTAAAGTATGTGGTGATATAAAAGAAAGAGTTAAGGATCACGTATTAGAAAAGAATAGAAATATAGCATGTAGAAAATGTGGTAATAATTATAAAGGCTCAGAAAAAAGAAAATGTATAGAGTGTGGTAAAGAATTTATATCTTTTAGTAAGCAACAAGTTATATGTAAAGATTGCCATAATAAACAAGAAAAAGAAAGAATAAAAGCAAATAAAAGATTAAGAGAAGCTAAAGCTAAAAAGAATGGAAAGATAGAATGGAATATATCATTAGAGAAGTTAATGCAAAGAGATGATAATATATGCAAGATATGTGGAAGACAAGTAGATATAGAAGATTATTATTATACTAATGAAGGATATTTTATAGCAGGGGATAACTATCCAAGCATTGACCATATAATTCCATTAGCTAAAGGAGGAACACATACATGGAACAATGTTCAGTTAGCGCATAGATATTGTAATAGCATTAAGTGCGATAATATAACATAAAATTTAAAATTATACCCCCCATGGGTATATATACCCATTTCTGGAAGGGGGGCGTTTCAACGGAGGGGGGAGTAGACAAAACAGAAATTTTAACTTATTCACATGAGGGTAGTCTTACTATAAGGAGGTGGTGAAAATGGCAGATAAAAAAGTTGTAAAAGAATTAAAACAAAGTGAAAAATATAAAACAATTAGACAAGATTTATTAGACCAATTAGATAGAAATGGCACATATGGAGAACAATTCAAAGATTTGGTTGAAGATTATATGGCCTTTTGGATAACAAAATCACTCCTTATAGAAGATATTAATAAAAGAGGAGTTAATGTAAAATACAACAATGGCGGTGGACAATCTGGATATAAAAGAAATGACAGTGTAGGAGAATTAAATAAGACTAATGCACAGATGTTAAAACTTTTAAATGAATTAGGAATTAAAGCTACTGTAGCAGATGGTGGTGATGATGATGAATTATAAAGTTTATTGTCATATATCCCCAAGTAATAAAGTTTATATCGGGATAACTCAGCAAGGAGTCAATAAAAGATGGCAAAATGGAAAAGGATACAAAGAAAACCAATATTTTTATAGAGCTATCCAAAAATATGGATGGGATAATTTTCAACATGAAATACTATTTGAAAATTTAACGAAACAAGAAGCAGAAAAAAAAGAAATAGAATTGATAAAAAAATATGATAGCACGAATATAAATAAAGGATACAACATATTAGAGGGTGGTAATGCAACTTCCGGCTTAAAAGGTGAATTAAATGGAATGTACGGAGTTCATAGATACGGAAAAGAAAATCCTAACTATGGTAAAAAACATAGTGCTGAAAGTAGGGAAAAAATTAGTAAAAATCATGCTAATATGAAAGGTGGGAATAATCCTAATGCAAAAGCAATAAGAAATAAATCAACAGGTGAAATTTTCCCATCTGCAAGAGAGGCAAGTGAAAAATACGGAGTTACTCCTAGTGCAATATCATCTTCTATCAGAAGAGTAAATAAATGTGTTGGATGTTATTGGGAATATGTATTAGAAAAAGGTTAAATATTAATGAAATATATTAGAGAATATCTTGAAATTATAAAAAAAGAACCTTTTACAATGTGCAAAGAACAAAAAAAATTCGCTACATTTATTGAATATGTATTAGAAACTGAAAAAGATAATTTATATATAGATGAAAAAAAAGTTGAAAAATATATGAGTTATATAAAATATTTTGAATTTGACCTATTCCCTTGGGAAAAGTGCTTACTTGTTCTTTGCCTTTGTTTATATACAAAAGATTATAATTTACCAAGGTTTGATACTTCATTTATATTAGTAGGTCGAGGGGCAGGTAAAAATGCTTTCATAAGTTTTCTTACATTTTGCCTTTTGACCGAAACTAACGGTATTCGTAATTATAATATAGATATAATAGCTAACTCAGAATCACAGGCTACTACAAGTTTCAACGATGTATATAATGTATTAACTAAACCTAGCGTAAAAACAAAAATGAAAAGAAATTTTTATTGGAATAAGGAATGTATCACTAATTTAAGAACTAAAAGTCAATTAAGGTATAAAACAAGTAATGCTAAGAGTGCGGATGGATTAAGACCAGGGGCTATTATATTTGATGAAATACATGAATATGCTAATTTTGATTTATTAAACGTACATACTACTGGACTGGGGAAAGTTAAAGACCCAAGGATATTTTACATAACAACAAATGGTTATGTAAGAGACAGTGTTTTAGATGATTTATTGGATACTTCACTAAAAATATTGGATTTTCAACAAGAAGATAATGGCATGTTACCATTCATATGTAGACTTGACGATATGGATGAAGTACATGATGAAAAAAACTGGTTTAAAGCAAACCCATCTTTATATTATAGACCAGGATTATTAAAACAAATAAAAAAAGAGTATGTAAATTATAAAAAAAATCCATATATAAACAGTTCATTCATGACCAAAAGAATGAATTTACCTATGGCAAAAACTAAAGATATAGAAGTTACTTCTTGGGAAAATATATTAGCAACAAATAAAGAAATACCAAATTTAGAAGGTGCAAGTTGTACTATAGGATTTGACTATACTAAAGTTAATGACTTTTTAACAGTAGGATTATTGTTCCTTAAAGGTGGAGTTTATTATTGGATTAGCCATAGTTGGTTTTGTATTAATTCAAGAGATAAAGATAGAATAAAAGCACCTTTAGAAGAATGGCAAGAGAAAGGATTATTGACTATAGTCAATGATATTGAAATTAATCCAGATATTCCTTGTGAATGGGTACAAGAACAGTTAACAAAATACAATTGTGTAAAAACTGGGATAGATAATTTTAGATTGGCATTGCTATCTAAATCACTTAAAAAAATTGGAATAGATGCATCTGATAAAGAACAGGTTAAAATAATCAGGCCAAGTGATATTATGAAGATTGTACCAGTTATAGATAGTTTATTTAATAACCATCAAATTGTATGGGGAGATAATCCTTTAATGAGGTGGTTTACAAATAATACAAAGTTAACTGATAAGACTTTAGGAAACTATGTATATGACAAGATAGAACCTAAGAGTAGAAAAACAGATGGATTTATGGCCTTTGTTCATGCTATGATTGCTGCACAAGATACATTAGAGGATGAGGATAATTCAGAATTATTCTTTATGTCACCATTAGTATTCTAAAAGGAGGTGAGAAAATTGTGAGCATAAAAACATGGTTTAAAGACTTTCTAGGAAATGCTAAAGATGAAAATGGGGAAATAATAGAAAGTGTAATAGAAGAAAAAGTACAGGAAATATATTATAAAGAATTAGCAATACAGACAGCTATAACATATATTGCTAATGCATTAAGCAAATGTGAAATAAAAATATATGAAAATAATAAAGAAGTTAAAAATGATATCTACTATACATATAATATATCCCCAAATGTAAATGAAAATAGTAGCCAATTATTACATAAAGCTATTGAAAAAATGGTATATAATAAAGAAAGTTTATTAGTAGAAGCTACTCCTAATAATTTATATTGTGCAGATAGTTATGCAGTAGATGAATATCCAATTAAAGGTAATCTATATAAAGGGATTGTAATTGGAAATTTACAGTTAAATAAAATTTTTAAAAGCGATGAAGTACTAAGATTACAGCTTAATAATACAAATATAAAAAATCTAATTGATGGATTATATGAACAGTATGGAGAATTAATGAGTTATGCTGCTAAAAATTATAAGAAATCAAATGGAACAAAATACAAAATGATATTTGAAAATATTAAAGCTGGAGATAAATCTTTTCAAGAAAATTATGAAGAAGTTATAAAAAAACAACTTAAAAACTTTATGCAAAATGAAGATTCTGTATATTTGCAATTTAAAGGGTATGATTTACAAGATATTTCTCCAACAACAAATAAAGATAGTTCTGATTTTAGGAATCTTAGAAAAGAAATGTTTGAAATAGTAGCACAAGCTTTTCAGATACCAGTAAGTTTAATGCTAGGCAATATTACAAATATGAATGAAATAGTAAAAGTATTTCTTACATTTTGTATAGATCCAATAGCAGAAATGTTATCAGAAGAAATTACAAGAAAAACATATCCCGGATATTCAGAATGGTCAAAAGGAAATTATGTTAAGGTAGATACATCTACAATTAATCATATTGATATTTTAGATGTAGCAGAAAAAGCAGATAAACTTATAGCATCTGGAACATGCTGTATTGATGAGGTAAGAGAAATAATAGGATTCGATAAACTTAATACTAAGTTTAGTCAACAACATTTTATAACTAAGAACTATGATACAGCGGAAAATAGACTAATAGGTGACAAATAAAGGAGGTGAATAAAATGAAAAGTAAAAAATATTTTCAACTGACTCAAAATAATAATGAAGTCGATATTCAAATTTATGGAGATATAACATCGTGGGATTGGTTTGAAGGAGAGATATCAAGTTATACATTATCTAAACAAATTGAAGGATTAGACTGTGATAAAATAAATGTCTATATAAATAGTTATGGTGGTGAAGTTAAAGAAGGATTAGCAATATACAACCAACTAAAAAGACATAAAGCAACAGTAAAAACTGTATGTGATGGATTTGCATGTAGTGCTGCTTCAGTTGTATTTATGGCAGGAGATGAAAGAGTAATGTCTACAGCATCATTATTAATGATACATAATGCATGGAGTTGGACAAGTGGAAATGCAAATGAACTAAGAAAACAAGCAGATGATTTAGATAAAATAACTCAGGCCAGTATTAATGCTTATATGCAAGAAGTAAATATAACAGAAGAAGAGTTAAAACAGATGCTTGATAATGAAACTTGGATAACACCACAGGAAGCATTAGAAATGGGATTTTCAACAGCTATTGTAAATGAAAAAGAAGCTGAAGAAGTTAGTCAATCTGTTAAAAAATCATTAATGAAGCTTATATTAAATGCTAAAAAAGATGATGACGATAATAAAGATGGCGATAATGACGACAATAGTGATGATAACAATGACAATAATGATAATGACAATAATGATGATAATAATGATAATAACAACGATGATGATGACGATAAGGAACCAAAGGAATCTAAAATAGATTCTTTTTTTAATGTAATAAAAAATTTGAATAATTAGGAGGAAATGAAATGTCAATATTAGGAAATAAGAAATTAAAACAACAAGAAGTTGCATCTAAAATGCAAGCTGCATTAGCTGGAGGGAATGAAGAAGAAATAAAACAAGCATGGGTAGAATTTCAAGAGTCTGTAGTTGATGATATAAAAGCTGATTTCTTGGAATATCAAATAACACAAGATAAATCTATATTAGCTCAAAGAGGATATAGACAATTAACAACAGCAGAAGAAAATTATTATAAGAAATTTATTGAAGCAAGTAAATCTGCAAACCCACAACAAGCATTTGCTGCTTTACCAGGAACACCAGATGGAATTATGCCAGAAACTATAATAGAAGATGTATTTAAGGAATTAGTTGAGGAACATCCATTATTAGATAAAATTAATTTCACTTATTGTAAATATTTAACTAAATGGATATTAAACGATCACACAATTGATACGGCTGTGTGGGGAGAATTAAATTCTACAATAACTAAAGAAATAACATCTGCATTTAAAATTGTTGACATAACTCAAAATAAATTAAGTGCATTTGCAGCAATACCACTAGATATGTTAGATTTAGGTCCAACTTTCTTAGATTCTTACATAAGAACTGTATTAAAAGATGCTTTATTATGTGGATTAGAAAAAGCTATAGTTGCAGGTACTGGTAAAAACCAACCGGTTGGACTATGTAAAAATGTATCTCATGGTGTAACTGTAACAGGTGGAGTTTATCCAGACAAAACAAAAGTAGCTTTAACATCATTTATGCCTAAAGAATATGGAAAGGTGCTTGCAAAATTATCTAAAACAGAAAAATGGACAGATGATAATAGTAAAGTACATGGAGGAAAAACTAGAAAATTCAGTTCAGTTTTATTTATATGCAATCAAACTGATTATCTTACAAAGGTTATGCCAGCATCTACAGTATTAACTGTTAATGGAACATTTGCACAAAATGTATTCCCATTTCCAACAGATGTGGTTATCTCTAATGAATTAGCTGATAATACTGCTATATTATGTTTACCTGCTGAATATTTCATGGCAATAGGTGGAGCTAAAGAAGGTATAATAACTTACTCAGATGATTATAAATTCTTAGAAGATTTAAGATATTATAAGATAAAAACTTATGGTGCTGGAAAAGCAAACGATGATACAGTAGCATTATTCTTAGATATAACTAACTTAGAAGAAGCTTATGTATATACTAAAGTAAAAGGTACAGTAGAAAGTACAGTAAAAGGTACTGTTACTACAAAAGCAGAATCTTAAGATAAAAAATAAGGGCTAGAATTTCTAGTCCTTATTTTATTGGAGGTAAAAATATGAATTTACTTCAAGATTTGAAGCTAAAATTAAATATAACTTGGGTTGAAGAAGAAACAGAAAATCGTCTACAAACAATTTTAAAAGATGCTGTATCCACTTTAGATTATAAATTAGGAGCAGATGTAGATTATTCTGAGGGTATGGAAAGAAATTTATTACTTAATTATTGCATGTATGCATGGAATAACTGTGAAAATGAATTTGACGATAATTATTTTAACAACATTATGCAGCTAAGACAAAAGTATGAGGTGGAAAAAATGAAAAATGAAAGCAATTAATTATAATGATGGTTATATAAGGATTTATAAAGAAAAAAACAAAGAAAGTGATTTCGGAGCTAGGGAGAATATAAAATCTATTGACGATTTGGAATTTATAGTTAAATTAGCATATAAAGAGTGCAGTAAAAGGCAACAAGATTTAGATTTTGCAGAAGCTAGAAATAGATCCTTAAGTTTGAAAATAAAAACAAGGTTTTATAAAAATATATCTAACTATGATAAGGTTGTTATAAAAAATATTCTTTACGATATTGTGTACTTTGATATAGATAGAGAAAAGCAAGAAATTTACTTCTATTTGGAAGAGGTGAGAGAAATTGCTTAATGACATAAAACAAGCATTAGAAAAATTAGGATATAAAGCTTATTATGGACGTTCACTGGCAAAACCAAATGATGATTGGAATTATTTTGTCTTTAATAAAAGTAGAACATCTAGATCAGGAACAAATAGAATGGATTATAACAAATATTATCAGGTACATTTTATTTGTGAAAATTATATAGAAGAAGATTTTGAATTTAAAATAATAAAACAAGTAACAAAAGATACAAAATTAAAATTAGCTGATACAGAAATTGTATTTAATTATACAACAAAAAATAATACTGATAGAGTAGTTGAAATTTGCACAATAGAATTTACAAAAGCTAAAAAAGGTTGTGAATTATAATGGCAGGGATAAATTTTTCATTAGAGTATGAAGACGTACAGAAAATACAACAAGCTATAGGAAATTATGAAGATAAAGCTGAGGACGTAATAAATAAATACATACATGGAGAAGGAAAAGACAAGTTAATAAACTCTATACATAATTGTATACCTGTATCTGATAGGAATAAAAAGCATGCAAGAGATGCAGATTCATTAACAAATAAAAATTTCAACTTAGGAATAAGAATTACAACAAAACAAAAATATAATTACTTAGTATTCCCGATGACAGCCAGTGGGACAAGCCAAGGGAAAAGTGAAAAGCCATTCATGGAAGAAGGAGTTAAAAAAGTAAAAGATAATGTCGTAAATGACATTCTAGATAAGTTAGGAGGTTTGAATATATAATGGCTAGTTATGCTAAAGTGTACTCAGATTATGAAATAAAAGAAAGTGCTATTAAATTTAATGGCGAAAATGAAATAGCAACAACAAAAGTTGGTTGCGTAGGATCTTTAACTGAAGAGATGGATGTAAGAACAGTAACAAAAAAATGTGAAGGTGTAGTAATAAAATCTAGAACTAGAGGAACTGGAACAGGAACATTAACTGTAAGTATGCATATGCTATGGAGTTTGTATGTGAAAGTATATGGAATGATATTCACAGATAAACTTGCAGAAGGTGTATATGGATATGGTAAAGATAGTATCCATCCAGAATTTACATGGGTTGCTAAAGTGTTAGATGAAGATGGAATAGAAAAGTATTTAGCATATCCAAATTGTGTTATAAATTCAGGAACAAGTAAAAAAATAGAAAATGGTTCTGATGAAGTGGCAGAAATTGAAATGACGATTGCAGTATCTCCAGATGATCAAGGCTTTGGAAAATATGAATGTATGGCAAGTGAATTGGCTTCTGGTTCTGAAATTGCGACTAAATGGTTAACTTCATTTAATTTTGAATTAATAAAAAAAGCATAGAGGTATAAAAAATGAAATGTACATTTAAAGAATTAACATTAGAAAATGGAGAAGTTATAAAATTAACTCTAAATTTTGCTAGATTATTGCAGCTAAAGAATAAAAGAAAAAAAGAATATGAAGAATACAATAATATATATGTAAAAGAAGATAAAGATGCGACCTTTAGTTCAATCACGATTTTATATACAGCATATTTATGCGCTAATATAGAACAAGATGATAATACTTTAATGACTAAAGAAGAATTTATGGAAAATATACCACAAAGTTTTGTACTTATAAATAACTTAGCTAATGAATTAGCTAATCCAAAGCAAAAAAAAATTTCAGGAGCGCCTTTACCCAAGCAACAAAGAAGATAACAGGAGCAAAAAAAATAAAAATACCTAAATTTAAACTAGAGGACATAGAGGATTATTATACCTACTATGTCCTTATTTTGGGCATAAGCGAGGATTTATTTTGGAATATAGATATATCTTCTTTAGAAGGTATAGTTGCTAATAAAGTAGCATATGACAACTACATTAGTTATGTAAAACAAAGGGAAATAGAAAGGAGGGGAAGATAAATGGCAAATAAAACACAGGCACAAATAGAATTTAAAGCTGTAACTTCAGAATTTAGGTCTGGTATAAGAGACATAAGTAAAGATATGACTACCTTTTCAAATGAATTGAAATTAAATGCTACTCAATTAAAAGGAAATTCAGATGATATAAATCTATTAGAGCAAAGACAAAATATATTACAACAACAATATGCAGCATCAAGCCAAAAGGTAGAATTATTAAATCAATCATTAGAACAGGCGAAAAATATACTTGGAGAAAACTCCAATGAATACAGAAATCTTAATAATGAGTTACTTAGAGCACAAACTCAACAACAAGCTATACAAAATGAAATAAATCAAACATCACAAAGACTTAATGATTTAAGAAGTGCAAGTCAAGAAGCTGGACAAGAAATAGGACAGTTAGGAAATGATACAAATTCATTATCTAGATTAACTACAGAAATAGATCAGCAACAACAAGAGTTAAATAGACTAAAAGAAGAATATAAAAATGTAGTATTAGAGCAAGGACAAAGTTCAAATGAAGCTCAGCAATTAGCAAGTAGAATAGGACAGTTATCTAATGATTTAAGGGAAAACCAAAATAGATTGCATGAAGTTAGTAGTGCTGCTGATGAATTAGATAACAGTTTAAATGATGCTGCAGATGGAGCACAAGAAGCTGGAAATGCACTAGAAGATGCATTAGCTATAGAAGGTGTAGACGAGTTAACAGATGCATTTAGTGGAATAGCAGACAGTGTAAAAGAATTTGGATTAGAAGGACAAAGTTCGCTTAATCAATTGCAAGCACAATTAGGGCTTACAAACGATGAAATGGGCGAATTTGAAGGAATAATAAATGAAATTTATGCAGATAATTTTGGAGAATCACTATCAGATATAGGCGAGAATATGGCATTGGTACATCAAAACACAGGTTTAGCAGGAGAGGCGCTAAAACAATGTACAGAAGATGCATATCTTTTAAGTGATGTTTATGAAATTGACATAGCTGATAGTACAAAAGCAGCAGATGCATTAATGCAGAAGTTTGGACTTACAGCAGATGAAGCATATAATCTTATAGCACAGGGAGCAGAAAGCGGACTTAATAAAAATGATGATTTAATTGATGTAATTACGGAATATTCTCCTTCTTTTGCTAATGCAGGATATTCAGCTGAGGACATGTTTAATGCTCTTGCAAATGGGGCAGAGACAGGGGCATTTAGTGTAGACAGTTTAGGTGATGCATTTAAAGAAATGAATATAAGAATTATGGACGGTTCAGCCGATGATTATTTAAAAAAGTTAGGGTTTAATGCTGATGAGTTTCGTGAAAAATATGCAAAAGGTGGAGATAGTGCTAAACAAGTCACACAGGAAATGATAGAGCGTTTAAGCAAAATGAAGGATAAGCAAGAACAATATAATGTAGGTGTTGGTATATTCGGAACAATGTACGAAGATAATGCTGCAGAAGCTATATTTGCGTTAGGAGATCTTAATGGAGAGATAGATAATTCTAGAGACAAATTAGGTGAAATGAACAAAGTCAAATATAATGACTTAGGAAGTGCACTTGAAGGAACGAAAAGAATATTACTTACAAACTTACAACCTGCGATAAGTGCAGTAACAAGTGGAATAACAACATTATTACAAAGTTTTGCTAATATGCCTAAACCTGTGCAACTGGTAATAACTGCTGTAGTAGCATTAGGAACGGCTTTTGTAGGAATAACAACAGTTATAGGAATGGTTTCATCTGTAGCTGGAATATTTACATCGGGGTGGAGTGTTCTCACCGGGGTATTTGCAGCAGTTAAGACGGGAGTAATTGCAGCAACAGGTGCTATTGGAGCAATAAGTGCGCCAGTTTTAGTAGCAATAGGAGTTATAACAGCATTAGTTGCTATTGGTGTACTACTGTATCAAAATTGGGACACAGTAAAAGCAAAAGCAACAGAGGTTTGGAATGCAGTAAAAGACACTATATCTAATGTGTGGGAAGGAATTAAGAATGTATTTAGTACAGTATTAAGTGCTATACAAACAGCTATACAAATGTATTTTGATATGTATAAGACAATAATAGTTACTATTATAACTGCAATAAAGACAGTAGTAACAACAGGTTGGAACGGAATAAAAGCAGTATTTACTACAGTTTTAAATGCAATTAAGTCAGTAGTATCAAATGCATTTAATGGTATTAAATCTACTATTACAACGATATTAAATGCAGCTAGATCAGTTGTATCTAATGTTTGGAATGGAATAAAAAGTGTTGTAAGTAATGTATGTAGCGGTATATCAAGCACTGTATCAAATAAATTTAATTCAATTAAAAGTACTATATCTAATATAATGAATAGCGCTAAAAGTATAATGAGTAATATTTGGAATGGAATAAAGTCTACTGTAAGTAACGTTTGTGGAGGTATTACAAGTATAGTTTCTAATAAATTTAATGCAGTGAAAAATACAATATCTAATGTAATGAATAGTGCTAAAAATGTAGTATCAAATGGCATTAGTAAAATAAAAGGATTTTTCTCAAATTGTCACTTAAGTTTCCCTAAAATAAAGCTACCTCATTTTTCAATTAGTGGAAAACTTAGTGTAAATCCTCCAAGTGTACCCCATTTTAGCGTTAATTATGGCGCGGTAGCTTAGAAATAAGTTATTAGAATCAACCAAAATCGGTCTGTTTAACAGATATATAATTAATAAATTAAGAAAGGAATGAAATATATTTATGATATATAGAATATACTGTCTTAAAAATGAATTAGATGAAATTGTTTATGTAGGTCAAACAAACAGAGAATTAAGTGTTAGATTAAGTGAACATAAAAGAAGATTTGAAAATAGAAAATATTATACAATACATTTATTAGAAGAAACTACTGATTTAGATAAAGCTAATGAATTAGAAACATATTATATTAAAAAATATAACACAGTTGAAAATGGTGAAAATATAACTTATGGAAAAGGTACTAAAGGTTTAGGTGCAAATGAAACTTCTTTTAAAAAAGGCAATACTTTTTGTAAAATGGGAACTAAAAAAGTAGAATGCATTGAAACTGGGGAAATATTTGATAGTATAACCGAATGTTCAAAAAAACTAAACCTAGATGCTTCAAATATTAGTGCTGTTTGTAAAGGTAAAAGAAAGTCGACTGGTAATAAACATTTTAGATTTATTTAATTAATTATAAAGAGAGGCTAAAGCAATTTATATTAAAATTGCTATGCTAATACCGAGGTAAACTAAGAAATTAAAAAGTCTTAGTCACTGTAACGCATAGGAGTTGAACCTATGCTTTTTTATTGGAAAAGTATAGAATAAAAGATTCCCACGAGTGGTTGACACCTTAATATTAAGTTAAAGGTGATGATATATGCTGAACTTATAGGAAACTATAAGAACTATAGGATAAAAAGCCTATAGGGTAACAAATTGCAAATGGTATAAAAAAGGCGGGATAATGACACAACCAACTATATTTGGAGTAAATGGTAATACTTTACTTGGTGGCGGAGAAATGGGAGGTAGAGGAGAGGCTATTCTTCCACTAGATAACTTTTATAATTATTTAGATTCAAAATTAGATAAATTTATTAGTGAAGATAATACAGCAAGTGAAGTCAGAAGGTTATCAAATATAGTTTCAAACTTAGAACTTAAATTAGATATAGATGGTAGAGAATTTACTAGAACTGCAGTAGCACCAAATCAAGATGAATTAGATGATTATAATACAACTAGAAATATGAAATTAAAATACTAAATAAGAAGGAGGGGTAAAATGGAAAAAAAATTAATATTTAATAATATTTGTTCAGAAGAATTAGAAATAATAGTTGTTGAAGGCCCTCCAGAAGTGTTGTCAGAAGAAGAATATGAAGAAATAAGTATAGAAGGTAGAAATGGGACAGTTACTATAAATAAAGGTACATTTCCAAATATAGAAAAGAGTTTTATTTTAACTACTATAAATTTAGATCAAGACATAAATCTAATGATAGAGAAGGTTAAAAAATGGTTATTTGATATAAAAGATAATAAATTATTATATTCAATTGAAAATAAATATAACATTGTAAAAAAAGTTATTATTGAGGAAGATATAAAAACAACATTTGAAGAATTTGGAGACTTTAAAGTTAAATTTATTTGTGAACCTTTTTATTATAATTTATTAGAAAAAAATATAATAGTAACACAAAAACAAACGACTATATATAATAGTGGTGATTTTACAAGTGCCCCGAAGATAATTATATACGGAACAGGAGATTTACAGATAACGATTAACGATACTACTGTACAGATTAATAATGTTGCTGAAAGAGTTTTGCTAGATAGCAAACTTTTTTTATGCCTAGATAAAGATAATAATAATAAAAGTATAGATATGATAGGAAATTTTCCTTTATTAGATAAGGGAAAAAATACTATAACATGGATAGGAAATATAACTAAGTTAGATATAGAACCAAGAACTATTTATAGATAGGAGGGAGTATTAATATGAATAAAGCAGTAAAAATATGTGTTTTTAGTAAAAATACTCCTAAAGAAACGGTAATCTTGAGTAATGGCGATGCAATACTTGATAATATTTGTACAAGTTGCAAAGTTACGGAAAATTTAGATGGGACATATGAATTAGATGCAGAATTCATAATTGATGATGCAGGATTATGGGAGCATCTACAGGAAGAAGCCATATTGAAAATAAAGGTTGATTATGGAGATGAATATTTTAGGATTACAAAACCAAGAAAAACTAGAACTAGAATAATTATATATGCTGTACAAGTTACAATATATGAAACTATACATTTATGGCTTAATGATGTAAGGCCTACAGGATTAAATGGAACAGCAGCAATAAATTGGATATTAGATGGGGCAGTAGGAGTTAAAGAATTAGAAGTATATTCTAATATATCTGCATCTAGCACTGCTTACTATGAAAATATGAATATGTATAAAGCTATACATGATTGTGATCAATCATTTCTCAATCGTTGGGGAGGAGAAATACAAAGAAGAGGTTATCTTTTAAGAATACTTGATAAAGTAGGCAAAGATAGAGGAGTACAAATAAGATCATGTAAAAACTTAAGAGGTTTTGAAGCAAATACAGATGTAGATAGTATTACAACTAGAATTAAGCCAAAAGGCTATGATGGAATAACTATTGATGGTTTTATTGATAGTCCTATAATAAAAAATTATGCTAGAGTTTATACTAAAGAATTTACTTATAGTGATGTAAAAGTAAAATCTTCGGAGGATGAGACAGAAGGATTTAGTACATTAGAAGAAGCTCAAGATGAACTAAAAAGGTTAGCACAATTAGAGTATACAGAAAATAATGTAGATATTATAAATGCTGATTACACTATAGATTTTATAGATTTAAGTCAAACTGAAGAATACAAAGACTATATAAAAGCAGAAAGGGTTTATATAGGAGATGAAGTTACAGTTTTTGAAAGTAAATTGAATATAAATGTAGTTGTAAGAGCAATAGAAAGAAAATTTAATGTTTTAACACAAAAAGTAGAAGAAATAAAACTATCAAATAGGGATATAGGTAGAAAATCCATAAATATAAATGATGTAATAATTGATATTTCAAAGGACATAGCAAAGAATGATAATTCAATAGAAAAATGGATACAAAGTTTTATAAATGCCGGTATAAAAGACAGTTATGTATTTTACAATAATGAAGAATTAGTTGTATGTGATAGCCCTACTATAGAAGAAGCTATACATGTATGGAGATTCAATAAAAATGGATTAGCACATAGTGCAAATGGATATCAAGGACCATATGATGTAGCTTTAACAGCAAATGGCCAAATAAATGCAAATATGATTTTAGCGGGTACATTAAAAGGACAGTATATAGATGCTAGAAATATGGTTATAAAAGATGAAGATGGAAATGTAACCTTTTCAGTAGGTAGTGATGCGATTGTAAGAATGATACAAGGACTTATAGATATTTCAGATGAAGGTATAAGAATAAACTTACAAGATAGTGAAGGTAATATAGTAGGATATGTTGTATATGACGGTCAAGGAGTTCAAATATTTACAAATGATGATGAGCCAATAAGTTCATTCCATAGAGAAGGTTCATATGCTGAAAAGTTTGTTGTAGATAGATTATATTGCCCAGCGGTGGTTCAAGTCGCTGACCTAAATGGGTGTCCTTCAGACTGGTATATAGGGAAAACAGCTACAGGAGATAAAACAGGAAGAGACCAAAATAACAAGGCTGACTCACTTAGTACAGTTTTAAGAAATGTAAAAAATTATGGAACAAAATTTGATGCCAAACTTACAATCCATATAGAAGATGGATGTGTAATAAATGAAAAAGGTTTAGTTATACAAGACATGATGGGTACAGTATTTAGATTAGAGCTTGGGCCAAATGTGGTTATAAATTGTGAATATTTTAATATTGAGGATTTATCTAGCAGAATATTTATAGAGTATGTGTCAGATAAAAGACTTGTTGGAGGTGAGATTACTCAAGCTGATTATAATAAGTATCCAATTATTAACTCATCTTCAGATGATTCAGTAATAAGTGTTCGACACGTGGATTATATAGAAATAAGAGGTATAAGATTTGAGGGAGTTGAGGGAGCTACTGGTATCAAAGGATTAGCAGGAACAAATTTAGTTGTTGATGACTGTGATTTCTTTGGGGTAGACCAATGTCTAAAAGCAGATGGTAGCTCAAATGTGTCTCTTGGGTGGTGTTCAGGTAATGTTGATAAATTAGCATCAATTTACAATGGTTCAATTTTGACTACAAGCAGAAGAATACCGAAATACTCAAATGAAGAAATGGTTTATGTTGCAGAAAATGCGACATTTATTAAAAGTCAATATTCTTATGTTCAATATGATACATTGCATAGTTCGAGCGGTTCGTCATCAGGAGGAAGTGGTACTAATTTGAATGATGTATTTTCAATACCGACTTCAAACCTTTACACAATGGTTGAGGGTACAGGTAAGGTCACTTCAGCTCGTAAAGGTTATACAGGTCAAGGTAAATATAAGACTCTTAAAGCTCATAGAGGTTATATAAAATTACCGATAACTAGTATACAGTCAGTTATGGCGAATAAAAAATCCTATACATTAAAATTAAAATTAACAAGACTTAAGACAGAGCATGGATATGACTCAAAGACTCCGCATCCAATATTTAGAGCAACAGGAGGCTCAGC